AAATTAGCAGTTCCAATCTTGCCCTTTTCCGAGATACAAAAAAAGAACGCCTCAATGTATAGAGGCACAAGCCGCGTTGGAGTAAACGAAAACTCGTCTGCATTCCTTGCAGAAGTTGACGGTTCAAGTCCGATCACGCGGCTCCAAAATTGACAAAGAGAAGAAATGCCAAATCCTCCTAAACCAACAGAAGAAAAACGCAGGCTTGGAAATCCTGGAAAAAGAGCATTGCCTGCAATTCAGAATGTCATTGCTTTGCCGATGGCAATGGAGCCACCTGAGCCACCTCGTCCTTTAGGAGTTGAGGGCTTAAAACTATGGACAAGAATTTGGGAGCAAGGCCGAACATGGATAAGCTCAAAATCTGACTTGGAAATGGTTACGCTTCTTTGCGAATCTATGGATGAGCGTTCACAATTGCGTTATCTTGTTATCAAAGGAACGGGCGATTGGAGAGATCGCGTGGCTTTGCGAAGTTTAGATGCGCAGCTTCAAACTTTGTTAAGTTTGTTAGGCATGAGTCCGACAGATAGAACTAAATTGGGGGTTGCAGAGGTGCAGGCTAGAAGTAAGATTCAAGACCTACTGCAAAAACGCGATGCCGCCAAAAAAGAGTAAACAAAACAAGAACAGTTGGCCACCTCGCTGGCTCACGCCAGTTCCAAAAGCTGAGCAAGATCGAGGCGATGGCGACATCTACGCAAATTTCGCAGAAACAATCTGCCGAGTCACAAAGGATTCCGTCGCTTCTCCTGCCGGAAAACTTCTTGTTCTGAGAGATTGGCAGAAAGAACTTCTGCGACATTCCTTAGCTCGGAGATCAGATGGGCGCTTCCGCCATAGGACAGCGATTATTGGAATGGGCCGGAAGAATGGCAAGAGCGCACTTGCAGCTTCAATGGGGCTTGCAGGTTTGACTCTTGGTGGAAATGGCTCTGAGATTTATTCTTGCGCAGCAGATAGAGATCAGGCACGAATCGTCTTCGGCACTGCCAAGCGAATGATTGAGATGGATGAAGAACTATCATCAATGTTCACTCTCTACCGCGATGCAATAGAGTTCAAAGAGAAGGCGAGCGTTTATCGTGTCCTCTCTGCCGAGGCTTACACAAAAGAAGGACTCAACCCTTCACCGCTTGTTATCTTTGACGAAGTCCACGCGCAACCATCGTGGGATTTATGGAATACGCTATCCCTTGCAGGTGGCGCTCGCGCGGATTCTTTACTTTTTGGTATTACAACTGCGGGCGTTAAGAGCGACTCGGCAGGCCAAGATTCACTCTGCTACTCGCTTTATCAATACGGACAAAAATTAGTCAAGGGCGAAAAGACAGACCCTTCATTCTTCTTCGCTTGGTGGGAACCAACTGCGGCGGATGCTAATCACAGGGAACAAGAGGTTTGGGCCGAGGCTAATCCTGGCCTTGGCGACATCGTCGACATCGGAGACTTTCAATCGGCAGTTCTTAGAACACCAGAAGCAGAGTTTCGAACGAAAAGATGCAACACTTTTGTTAGCACGACAACAGCTTGGCTTCCACAGGGATCATGGGAGGCTTTGACTTTAGAGGGCAGACTGCCAATCTTGGGAGAAGATGTCGTTCTTGCTTTTGATGGTTCCTTTTCTAATGACTCAACAGCTCTTCTTGCTTGGTATTTGGGAGGCGAAAAGCCACATTGCTCGATGATTGGATTATGGGAAAAACCCGACAATGCAGAGCAAGGCTGGTTTGTTCCAGTAGCAGAAGTTGAAGAAACAATCGTTTCAACTGCAAGAAGCAACACAATCAATCTGAGAGAAATTGTTTTTGATCCTGCGAGATGGAATCGAACATTTATGGTTCTCGATGAAGAGGGCTTGCCCGTTTTGGCTTACCCTAATTCGGCAGAGCGCATGGTTCCGGCAACACAAAAATTCTATGAGGCAGTCGTCAATCAATCATTCACTCACGATGGCAATGAGGGCTTGGCAAGGCACATCGCAAACTGTGTCACGAAGCAATCAAGCCGAGGTTCGATGGTTGCAAAAGCATCCGCAAAAAGAAAAGTGGATGCTGCGGTGGCAGCAATCTTTGGGTATGACCGCGCCACGCAACCGCCACCACCGAAGGCACCTATTGCCAAATTCTTTTCAATACAAGTCTGAGAGGCATTATGAAGAAACTTGATGTGTCAATGTTAGTCGGATTGGGCGGTTTGATTATTGCAACCACAGGTCTTGCAATGTTCTCAGTTCCTCTTGCTCTCGTCTGCTTGGGGTCATTTCTAGTTTGGATCACGGAGAAGGCTAACTGATGGGAATATCCAATCGCATTCGCAAATCAAGCGAGCAACGAAACAATAATTCTCAGTATGTAGAGCCAATCATCCCTGGTCGCCCTGCTTTTATGGCTCCGTCAGGAGTCGATGTCACACCTGATTCTGCGATCAGAATGTCAGCCGTTTATGCTTGTGTCCGTTTGCTCGGTGACACAATCTCATCCCTCCCTCTTGGCGCTTATGTTCGCAGAGGTCGCAATCGTATTTCTTATGCTGCCGTTTATGGCGAAACTCCTGTTTGGGTGAATAGACCAAACCCTGAAGCCTCACGCATTGAGTTCTTCGAGCAAGTCTTGGCTTCTCTGAACTTGCATGGCAACGCCTACATCTTGACAGTGCGAGATGAAAATGATGAAGTCTTTGAGCTTTATTGCTTGAATCCAAACGAAGTTCGTATTCGCAGACTTGGCCCAAATGAGCCTTTGGTTTATGAAATAACGATACGCGAAGAGGGAATTGTCAGAACCGAAGTGCTAACAAGCAGAGAAATTCTGCATATCCCGATGTTCAGACTTCCTGGATCGTATTATGGTCTAGGCCCTGTCGCAGCTTGTCGCCTTGCAATAGGTGGGGCAATGGCAGCAGAAACCTATGCTGCTGCTTACTTTGGCAATGCTGCCAACCCTGGCGGTGTCATTGAAGTTGCTGGCGAACTTACGCAAGAGCAAGCACAAGACATCAGCCGTGATTGGAACATAACTCACACAGGCCCTTATCGCGCAGGCAAGATTGGCATTCTTTCAGGCGGAGCAATTTTCAAACCTTTGACCCTTAATGCCAGTGATGCGCAATTACTAGACAGTCGCAGATTCGGGGTTGAGGAAATTGCAAGATTATTCCGTTGCCCCATCTCGCTTCTTGGTCATCCTGTTGCCGGCGCAATGTCGTTTGCATCAGTTGAAGCGCAGAACCTTTCCTTTGTTCAACACAGTTTGCGCCCTTTACTTGAGCGCCTAGAACAGAGCTTTTCTAACTTGTTGCCTGAGCCTGATGGATTTATCAAGTTCAATCTTGATGCTCTTCTGCGAGGCACAACGATTGAGCGTTATGATGCTTATACAAAAGGACTCCGCGAGGGCTTCTTATCTTTGAACGATGTTCGCTCTGTTGAAGACCTAGCACCAATCGGCGAAGCAGGCGATCAGTTCCGCGTTCCATTGCAGAACATTGATGCAGCCGATGCCAAGGATGTTGGCCTAAATCTACGAGCTGACATTGTGAGCAAGTTGGTTCAGGTTGGCTTTGACCCTGAAGAAGTCTTGAAGGCGGTTGAGATGGTTCCTATCGCACACACAGGCGTTCCAAGTTCTCAGCTCCAACCTATCTCTCAAATTGACCCTAATGATCCTGCTGCTGCATACGATGTCAGAGATGCTCGCAACCAAGGAACAACAATCAATGTTCCTGAACCTGTCGTCAATGTTGCAGCACCAAATGTCAACATCGAGCCTGCAATGGTGATGCTTGAGTCACCTGAGATTCGCGTTGAATCGCCAACTGTCAATGTTGCCTCGCCAACAGTTGAGGTCACAAATCAAATTGATAGGCGCAAGGTTAGAAAGAAAGTCATCCGCGATGGCGAAGGCAGAATCTCAGAAGTTATTGAAGAGTTTATTGAGGGGGATGAATAATGGCGACAGGTCTTAGTTCTTATCTAGCAAACAAATTCCTTGATGCCGTGGCAAATGCCACCTCCTACTCAGCAGCCAATGTCTATGTCAAACTCCACACGGGCGAGCCAGGGGCGAATGGAACTGCCAATGCTGCAACTGAAACAACTCGCAAAGAAGCAACTTTCTCATCTGCCTCGGCAGGTGCAATTGCATCTGATGCCGACATCACTTGGACAAACATTGCTGGCTCTCAAGATGCTACTCATTTCTCTGCTTGGGATAATCTCACTGCTGGTAATTTCTTATTTAGTGGCACTATCACTGGTAATGCCTATACTGCGGGTGATACTTACACAATCTCAAGCGGTTCTCTGACTGCTTCTTTAACTTTGGCTTCATAAGATGCCAGCTCAATTCCTTCTTGATTTTGGAATACTAGACACAGACCTTCTTGGCCCTGTCGTTATAGTTTCGGCTGATTCAGACCTTGGTGGCATATCATCAAGCGGAACTTCATTAGTCACGCACCTCGTTACTATGGAATCAAACCTTGGTGGCCTCTCTGCTAATGCAAACACGCAACCTGAGTCAAAGAGCGTTCCCGAATCAAGTTACGGCTTCGTTCAACCTAATTTTCCAATTCCCATCCCACCTCAAGAAGTGCCAATCTCCACAATTCTTGCGCAAGCAGTGGCAAGCCTCGGCGCAGTCACCGCAAGTGCGATGTCGGAGATTGCCTTCTCCATTGTAGAAGATGATTCAGAAGTTCTGCTTCTAATTTAGGAACCTATGCCATATCTAATTTCTGACAAGCAAAGCGATTGCCAAGGATGGGCGACAGTCAAGCAAGAGCCTGATGGCTCTTACACGACAATCGGTTGCCACGATTCCAAGGAAGATGCCATTGAACAAATGATCGCAGTCAGTATTTCAGAAGGCATTGAGCCTGGTGGAGAAGTTCGTCAAGTAGATTTGACAGTTCCCGCATTCATTCGCGCAAACGCAGAGCGCGGTTTGAAGTTCGAGAAGGTTTTGGGGGAGATGGTCTGACCGACACTGCAAAGCGCGAAGCGCGAGAGATGGCAGCAGGTCGGATTTCGGAAAACAAAGTTCGCAAGATGGCACCTTGGTTTGCTCGTCATAAAGTTGACGGCCAAGCGCCAAAGAACAAAGACTCATCCGATCCTCAATATCCAGGCGCAGGTCTAGTGGCTTGGCTAATTTGGGGCGGAGATTCCAACTTCAGTGATAGAGCGCAAAATTGGGCGCAACGCAAGATTGATGCCCTCAATGCAGAAGCCGATTCAAGGAGCAAAATGGCAAAGAAAATTGAACGCCGCACTTATAGTGTGAAAGAGGATATGCAGCAGTCTTTGGTGACTCAAGCGTTCCTCTTCCCTTCAAGGAAAGCATTGCTGCGGGCGCTTTTAGAAAGACCTTGAGCGAAACTCCTGATGTGAGAATGTTAATCAATCACGAAGGTTTGCCAGTAGCTCGCACAAAGAATGACACCCTAAAACTTTATGAAGATGACCGAGGATTGCGCTTTGAAGCAGACCTTGCCGACACTCAAGAAGGGCGCGACATCTATGAACTCGTCAAGCGCGGAGATGTTGACCAAATGTCTTTCGCCTTCCGTGTTATCCGTCAAAGATGGAATGATGACCGAAGCCGCAGAGTCTTGACCGAGGTTTCTTTGTCAGATGGCGACATCTCTGTCGTGACTTATCCTGCCTATCCAACAACGACAGTTGAGGCCCGTGACCACATTAGGCAAGCAATGAAGGCACTCAAAGAAGGCCGCGACATTGACGAAGCAACGATGTCAGTCTTGCAATCAATCTTCAATGATATGAGCGAGGGTCACGAATACATTATGAAGGCTCTTGGAGTTTTTGATACCTTAATGAATGACCGCCAATATGGTGAGGACTATGAAATGGATGAAGACGAAGATGACAAGAAGCGCGCCGTTGATGTTGTCGGCGATTTTGTCGAATGGGATTCATCGGGTGGAACTGCTCGTGGCAAGATTGTGCGCGTGGAGAGAGAAGGAAGTATCAATGTTCCTGGCTCAAGTTTCACAATTACGGCAGAAGAAGGCGATCCTGCGGTCTTAATCCGCCTCTATCGAGAACTCCGTGATGGCTATGTTGCAACCGACACCCTTGTCGGTCATAAGGCATCAGAGCTTCGCGCCATTGACCCACTACCTGAACCAAGTGAAGAAGCAGGTCGCAAGATTTCCCTGCGCCTCGCCCAAGCAATTATCAGTTCAAGAAAATAAGTTTCTGCTCACAAGAGCAGATTGAAGTCGGAGCCAACCTTGCACCCTAGAAGCGCCGCAAGTTTCTTGGCCACCACCTCTAAAAACCAATCATAAGGAGCAAAAATACAATGTCATATCTTGACAAAGTAGTCGAGCGCCGTGATGCAGTGAAGGCTGAGATGGATGCAGTTCTTGAGGCAGTAGCTTCAGAGAATCGCACTGATCTCACCGCAGAGGAAACAACCAAGGTTGATGCTCTCGTATCTGAATCCCGTTCTCTTGACGAGAAAATTGAAAAGCTCTCCGCGCAAGCAACAGCAGACCGCAAGGCTTCTGAAGCTCGTGAGGCAGTAGCAGAAATCGCAACCCCAAAGGTCGGCGGTTTCAAGGTGACAAAAGAAGTTCGCACCTATGCACCTGAGTCAGATTCTTCTTTCTTCAAGGATGCTTACAACGCACAATTCAAATCTGACTACGCAGCTCAGGAAAGACTTGCTCGCCATCAGCGCGAAGAGTCAATCGAGCGCCGCGATGTTGGAACAGCACAGTTTGAGGGACTTGTAATTCCACAGTATCTCACAGAGTTTGCAGCGCCACTTGCTCGCGCAGGTCGCCCGTTCGCAGACTTTGCAACAGCTAAGCACACATTGCCACCTGCTGGAATGACCTTGAATATCTCAAGAATGACCACAGGATCAAGCACTGCTGTTCAGGTAACACAGAACGATGCAGTTAGCGAAACCGATGTTGATGACACACTATTGACAATCAATGTTCGCACAATTGCTGGTCAGCAAGACCTAAGCCGTCAGGCGATTGAAAGAGGAACAGGAATTGATGCGTTCGTTGCTCAAGACCTTATCCGTTCTTGGCACACCACACTTGACAATCAAATCATTAATGGCGCAGGAACCGCAGGAACAATTGAAGGACTACGCAATGCAAGTGGCAACACTGTCACTTTCACAACTACTGCACCAACAGTTGCCCTTCTGTATCCAAAACTTGCTGATGCTGTTCAGAAAATTCAGACAAACTCATTTGTGCAACCAACTCACTTCCTAATGCACCCACGCCGTCTAGCATTCTTGCTTGCAGGCATTGACGGCTCGAACAGACCACTTGTTGTTCCTGCTGCTAATGGCCCAACAAACGCAGTTGCAACAGGCGCAGGCGCAGCCATTTACGGAAACTCTGGTTATCAGATGATGGGCTTGCCTATCATTACCGCAGGTGAATGTCACCTTTGGGAGCAAGCAGGTTCTCCATTCACCCTTCGCTATGATGCAACAGGTGCAGGAAACCTCACAATCAAAACTGTTGTCTATGGATACGCAGCATTCTCTGCTGGTCGTTACCCAACAGCCAACACAATCATCTCAGGAACTGGTTTAACTACACCAAGCTTCTAATCAATAGAAGGAAACTAAATTGTGTAAGAGTGTTCAAGGCCCCCGACTTGGACACTCTTACACTTCTAAATGATTCGGGGGAATCAATGAAAACAGGTCACACAGTTTCAATCGGGTCTTGCGACCCTGGAATGGTGAATGGAAACTTTGCATATCATTTAATTCAACTAGCTTCCGCAAGAGCATCAAGGCTCGGCCCATTTGTTAGAATAAAAGGGTCAGGCTTACTTTCCAAACAGCGCAATCGCGTGGTCAAGCACTTCTTGGAGATGACTGAGTCTGATTGGCTCTTGATGATTGATTCCGATGAGCAGCTTGATGTTCTTACTTTTGATCAACTATGCGAAACAGCGCACGACAAAGAACGCCCTGTTGTCGCAGGTCTAGTCTTTGCAGGCTTCAGTGTTATAGGCAAACCCTATCCAAAGCCTGTTCCCGCAATTTTTCAAGATACACCTGAAGGATTCTTGCCACTCTACAAATATGACAAGAACTCTGTCTTTGAGATAGATGCCGCAGGCACCGGTTGTCTGCTAATACATAGAAGCGTTCTTGAGGCAATACGAGAAGCAGCCGACCCAAATCAAGGCAAAGATTGGTGTTGGTTTTGGGATGGGCCTATCAACGGGCAATGGATTGGCGAGGACTTGCTCTTCTCTCGCCGTATTAGGTCACTTGGCTTTCCAATTTATGTCAACACCGCAGCAGTGCTTCCACATTCAAAGTCTTTTTGGCTAAAGGAAGAACACCACAATTTATGGCGAGATTAAAGCGCAAAGAAACGGCAATGGCTCTGCCTAAGCTAGAACGAGCAATTCAATTGAAACCGAAGAAGAGGAAATCTAGTGGCAATAACCAACGGATACGCGACTCTCGCACAACTCAAATCATCCCTGACGATAACTGACACCAGCGATGATGCTCTGCTTGAGCTTGCCATCACTTCGACAAGCAGAATGATTGATGACTTTACAGGTCGCTTCTTCTATGCCAATGGAACAAGTCTTGCCCCTGTCACAAGATATTACACACCAACTGATCCTTGGAGCCTTGCAGTTGATGATTATGTTTCTATCAATGAAATTGCAACAGATGACGGCTTCAATCAAACTTGGTCAACTGTTTGGGCGACCTCTGACTTTATGGAAGAGCCTGTCAATAACAGTCTGCGTGGATGGCCTTACACAAGGCTTCTTGCAGTGGGCCGTTATGTTTGGCCTTACTACCTCCCTCAAGCCTGTCGCGTGAAGGGCGTTTGGGGTTGGCCTGCCGTTCCCTCCGAAGTCGAGCAAGCCTGCATCATTCAAAGCTCTCGCATATTCGTTCGCAAGCAATCACCCTTTGGAATCGCAGGAACTCCTGAACTTGGAACTGTCCGACTCTCATCAAGGCTCGACCCTGATGTAGAAGCCTTCCTACGCCCAATTAAGAGAAACAACGGATTGGCAGTATGAATCCAAGCCAAGTTCGAGATGGTCTTAAAACTAATCTTCAAACCATCACAGGGCTTCGGGTCTATGACTTAATTCCTGACACTGTGACTCCGCCTGCCGCAGTTGTAGGCCAACTAGATTTCACATTCGACATCGACAACGCCCGTGGTTTAGACCAAGCGCAAGTTGATGTTCTTGTGATTGTGCAACGCTTTTCAGAACGCTCAGGACAAGACAAGTTGGATGCCTTCCTTGCAGGAACTGGCTCTGGCTCTATCAAGACGGCGCTTGAAATCGATCGCACTTTGTCAGGAGCAGTGAACACCTTGCGTGTTACAGGAGCCGAAGCAGGCACTTATGACTCACAGGGAGTTTCATTTCTCTCTTACCGATACAGACTCACGATTTGGGGATAAGGAGAAAATAATGGCTTACAAGGTCATCTCAGGCCGCGAGGTCTGTGGGAAAAAACAAGGTGAGGTTCTTACCTTGAAAGAGTTAGAAGATGCAGGCGCAAACATTGATGCTCTCATTGTTAGTGGCCACATTCAAGCAAGTCAAGCAAGTCAACCAGTAATCAAACCAGCACAAGAAGGAGCCAAAAACTAATGGCAAAAATCGTTCTCACCAATGCTGTTGTCACAGTCAATGCAGTTGATCTCAGTGATGCAGTGTCATCAATTACGCTCAATTCATCATTTGATGTCGTAGAAACTACCGCATTTGCAACCGCCGCAGCTCGCACCCGTGTCGGCGGTCTTGTAGATAATTCCATTTCGTTGGAATTCCACCAAGACTATGCTTCAGGAGAAGTTGAAGCAACAATCTTCCCACTTTTAGGAACAGTCACAACTGTCACTGTCAAGCCTGTAAGCGGAGCAACAGCAGTGACTAATCCTCTCTACACTGTTTCTTGTCTTGTTTCAGAGTGGACACCACTCAATGGAGCTGTTGGAGAACTTGCAACTGCTTCTGTAACTTGGCCTGTAAGCGGAGCAATCACAAAAGCAACTTCCTAATATGCCGAAACTTGTTCTCAATAATGCCTTGGTGACATTTGCATCGACTGACTTATCGTCATC